TTTAATTTCTTTCTTAATTTGTTTATCCATTTCCTCAACTTCTCTTGCGTTTTGTTTTAATACGTGTTTTCTAACGTAATCAACTGAAAAGAATTTACCAATGTAATCTCTCATTTCATTTGCCAATGCTAATCTTTCTCTTAACATCTCTGTTTGTTTTAGTTCAGCAAAATGTCCATCTTGTAAAAAGTCATATTGTAAACTATCTCTTACATTAATCCAATCAGTTTCAGCAATAATACCTTTTAATACTAATTGTGTTCTTAAAATATCATTAAAGATTTCAGTAAATTTCTTTCTTAATCTTTGAACAAATTTAGTAAACTTTAATTCATCTCTTGTAATCTCAGAGGCTCTTCCTAAATTAAAACCTTGAGAAGCTTCTAATCTACTTACAGGAACATTTAAAGAACGATATAGTTTTGCTCTAAAATATTCTATATCTGTAATCTCGCCAAGATTTTGACCACCAGGTAATGTAGAAATATCTGTACCTCTACCACCTTCTCTACTTGGTAACCAAAAGTCTTCTAACATTGACATATAGTTTCTATCATCTCTTACTTCACCTGTATTAGCATCATAGACAAGTTTGTTTCTATATCTTGCCATAACATCTCTTAAATATTGTTCTGCTTTTACTTTTGGTAAGTTACCAACATCAATCTTAAATATTCTTCTTTCTGGCGCTCTAGCAATTCTATAAATCACTGCTGCGTCTTCAATCATTCTTAATTGATTAACAGGTTTGATCGCCTTATGTAAATAAGACAACACCATATTCTTGTTCTGATCAATTAATCCTGACGGACAGAATGCGATTGTATCTGGCGCTATCTTAATACCAGATTGTCCAGTTGTACCTGATAATCCTCTTTCATTATATAAAAAGTATTCAACATATTCATCAACTACAGCTAAACTGTTTAGTGATGATGGCATTGGTGTGTCAGGTCTTTTCTTTCGTATCTCTCTAATCTTTTTGATCTTTCTTGGATCAATATATTTTAATTCTGTAATACCTTTTTTAGGACTTTCTCTATCTATAACTTTTTGATAAAATATTCTACCATCTACGTACCATCTTCTAAAGATGTCGTGTCCTTTGGTATTGAAATTCATTAACTTTAAAACTTCAACAAATTCATCTTCTATTTTTCTTCTTACTTCTTTTCCGTAAGGTAAATCTGTTAGATTAATTCTAACTGCGTCTTTTAATTCATTTGCGACAATTGCTTCATTGACAATATCTTCGATTGCCATATCGCATTCAGGGTGTAAAGCTATTTCTCTATATCTACGAATAAGGTCTTGCTCTGTTTTCGCAGTACCTTCCATATCCAAGTATGAACCAAAGTGACCTCCAGCATTGACCGTTTGTGTACCGTCATCTGCTTGTGCTGTTGTGAAAGCCTGTTTTGGATCAGCTTGTTTTTTTAATCTTGTTATCGAAAAGCCGAATAATTCTGCCATAATATCTCCTTGTACTACTACTTATAAGGGATTAAAAAGAGGGGCTCGAAAGCCCCTCTGATGTAATATTAAGTTGTAGTATTTGATTCAAAGTATTGGTAAGCAAACTCAACTGTAAAAGTTTCAACTTCAGTCTTTTCATCAAAGTCTAAAGCGATTTCACTTAAACTAACTGGGTATGCACCTCTTAAAGTATAAGACTTAATCGTATTACCGTTTCTATCTAAATGATCTACAAATGCATCAACTTGATAGTCAACAGGATTTGTTAATCCTTCATTGTCTGTCATATTGTTGATACCATTCTGCCATCTTTCGAAAGCATTTCTTAACTTAAAGTTAGTATCATTTAACACAGTGATAGTCCAGTTAGGGATTTCTCTATCTCCTGCGATTTTAACAGCTCTTCCTCTGAAGTTGACATTTATATTTGTCACCGTCATTGCGGGAATTGCTGCACCTCGGCATAAAAACGCTAAGTCTTCTATTTCGCCACCAACTTGTGCGTAACCAGGGAAAGGCATTGTTACCTTAAACTGATTGGCTCTAGCGCCACCGCCAGCAAGTTTAGCTTTGAAGTCTGATATGTTTGCCATTTTCTATTCTCCTCTACTATTATCCGCCAGCGACTTCTTCAAAAGCCACGCCAGTTCTGGTTGCAACAAACGATAGTGTGATAAAGTTGATACTTCTAGCAGGTTTCACAAAGATTTCTGCTACAAATTCATTTCTATCAATTACTTCGCCTGTGTTGTTAGTTTCATCACATACTACTAAAAAGTCTGTGATACCTCGTCTACCTTGTACTTCTCTTAGGAAAGGTTCTACAATGTTTCTAAAGTTAGCTCTTGTAAATTCATCATTGAACTCAAAAAGTTGAAATTTAGAAGCAGTTGATATTGCCTTCTCTAAAGTGATAAACAATCTTCTTACGTTGATTCTATCAAAAGCACTTGGTGAAGACAATCCAGTTTTGTCACCAAAAAGAATTGTACCTTGACCTGGGAAAGTTGACACAGGGTTAACTCTCGCTGGATACAATTGATCTCTTTGTGCTTTAGTTGGATTGTACGCTAATTTAACTGCGCCTCTTACGATACCTCTGTTGAAACCAGCAGGTGAGTACCATGCGTCAGCGATTAAATCAGTTCTTGCCGCTAGACCAGCAATGTCACCATTCAATGGAACAAATCTGTAAACGTCAGCATATCTGTCGTAACAATATTTGTAACCACTGTCAAATACAACATAACTTGATGATCTAATGCTATCAAAGAAATCAATAACGTTAGTTGTTTGTGTATTTGAGTTAGCGATATTAACTACATCTGCTCTTTGTGGAGAAGCAAACACGATTGCGTCTTTTCTTTCTTCAGCAATTGTGATAAGATTATCAACGTGTGTTGTACTTCCACTTGGACCAGCAATGATTAACCCTACATCTACAGTTTCAGCATCTTGGAATTTCTCATATGCTGTTTTTAATTCTGCATCTGTTACAGTTGAACCATCTGAACCACCAGATAATGATTCTAAAGTAGGAGTAGTTACAGAAGTGAAAGTTGTTCCACTTGCGTTGTTACCCCAATTTGAACCAGAAGTATTGTGGTCCATCCAGTAAATGTACTGTGACTTATTTTTAATCACAGTTGGATAGTAGTTAGTGTCTCCTTGTGGAGTTTTTGCGTCAGCCGCTTTTGATAAATTAGAAAATGATTCTATTACTTCGCCTGGTGTACCAGTGATACCACCATCTTCGTCAACGACTACTACGTGGATTTCATCACCTGAACCTGATCTATCAGATACAAATGGTGAAGTTCCTGGAGCGCCATCTACTGAATCGTAATATCTCCATCTTCTTTTTATTCTTGCATTATCTACTACTGTTCTTTTTAATCCGCCAGAACCTCTAGGGTGTTGAACGAAATTAATAGTTTCACCAGAACCTAGAGATGTGATTCTATAAAAATCTCCATCGTCAAAATCTGATGTGTCAGCACTTGTTGAAAACTGAATAATATCTCCAACATTAAATGCGCTATTATCATCAACAGCAACAGAAGTATCTCCTACTACGTTTGTTGTTGAATCTGATGCGATTAATGATGATGATACCTGTTCGTAAGCTGTAGCTGATGGGCAAGTAGCAACTAATAAGTTGTTACCCCATGCTCCTGCTGATCTTGCAGCAAAAGTTCCTACTACACCTTGTCCGCTTTCATAGTTATTTTCGTAATCATCTGTGTTTTTTACTAACACGCTTGAACCAGCGCTGTTAGCATTTGTCAAAGATGAATTGGTAGCTCGTACTACTCTTAATGCGTTAGAGTATTGCAAGTAATTGGCAGCAGTGAAAAAATACTCAAAGTTATTTGAGTCTGGTTTTCCAAACGTGTCAACTAATTGTTGTTCACTAGAAATTGCTACGATCTCATCTACTGGTCCTTTTCTAAACTCTCCAGCAAAGGCGCCGATAGATGTTGATACCGCAGGAATAATTCTACTTAAATCTTTTTCCTGTACGAGAACACCTGGTGATACTTGAAATGCCATAGGTTGTTTCTCCTCTTAATTAGCTAATTAACATTTTAATTTTTCAAAATCCATAAGTTTTCTTATGACCATAGTCAAACTTTATCAGTTATTGATATTTATAATAACCTAAAATTGTAGTTTATTGACCTTTTCGTACAACAGGGAACCAACGAGTACCATATTCATCTACAGTTTCTTCATTCATAGGGTCACTATTGATACCGTCATCTACGAATCCAAACGGCGCCATATCTTGTTCGATTAGATTTTGTTGTTCCATATACATTTGATTTCGTATATTTGAATCAGATAACTCTTTGAAATAGGGTTGATTTGAGAGCCATCCAAATATAACTAAACACATAACCAAGTCATCATTTGTACCTTCTTCAGCCTGCCAACTATTCCCTCTACGTGAAAAAGTTGATATTTCTTCGATTATACTAAAGTCATTGACTTTTAGTTTATCACCCTCCATAAGCGTCTTAAAATTCGCACAACCAACCTTTTTTATCTGCTTTGTCATACGTACACCAAGTGATGTACCTCGACCA